CTTCTAATACATCTATATAATAAAAATAATCTGTTGCTCTCATACAATATATATACTACTTAAGACATCACTTCACTTTTTCGAGCATTTTTTAAAGCCCATTAGAGAAAAACATATATAATAGATTCTAAGCAAATGAAAAAATACAAAACAACTATATTACTCATAACACTAACAATATCTTTAATCCTCACCTTAAGAGGCAAAACATATATAGAGAAAATAACAAATATTTTCCTATACTCTGATATCACAACAAAACAATAATAATATAATATTATTTTCGAGGGATTAGAGAACAAAGAATTTCGAGCATCTTAAAATTAATAATATCTTTTATAGCACTTTTTCACACTAATATGAAAAATCTATAACATCTTACACATTTGCACAAACTACGAGATATAATAGTTATTATTACTGCTCCTTACACACAAGCCTAAGATAAGCTGAAACATAAACATTTCACACTAAATGAGCATAAAAAAATTAGGCATAGCATAAATCTAAAAAAAATAATAACACCAATATCCTAGTGGAGACCAACGTATATGTCTTTAGAGAGAACATATATCTTAGTGGATGTTTGGTGGAGAGACAGTGGAGACTTTGTGGAGTAATAATGGATAAGATATACATTATAATAAAAGATATATAGATACCAATATAATGAACTTTATATATTTATAGATAATATATAAACATTAACATTAGAAGGAAGGAATATATATTACACACATAGAAAGATAATAATCCACTACAAACACAACAAATAAAAGAAAACACCATCCCAATATTTCGAGGGCTGGTGTTTTTCTATTTAGAGAGATAAGAAGAATAAGATATCTTCTTAAAGGAAGAAATAAATATTTTAGGATAGAAAGTTTAGTTTTTCGAGCTATTATATTATTTTTCTATAAGAGAGAAAATAATATATATACCATTAGAGAGACAATAAAAAGAATATTTATATATATACTAAAGAATAGTTTCTTTTGTCTTTAAGCTTTTCTCTTAAGCTTTTATATGGATGTTTTACTTATTGAGATGGATGTTTTACTCTTTAAGATTGATCTGAAATATCGGGGCTCTTAAGAAAAAACAAGCATTTTTTAAAATGAACTATCAAAAAGAGTCGTAATATATAATATTCTACGTTAGATAAATCTTTTCCTGCAAGTTTTTCGAGCTAATTAAAAATAATGTTTGATAATGTTTAGGCTCAGTATTCTTTCACATTATTGCCAGAAAAAAGTGAGGCTAAAATGGGACAATCTTTCTCACAACCCCTTATAGTGTTGTAAGAAAGATTTAGCTTCAACATTTTATAATACATATACCACAAGAATTTCGAGGCTAAAAATATTTATGAATATACACGCATACAGTACAAGTAGAGTAAATGGCCCTGGTAATAGATTTGTATTATGGACTCAAGGATGTTCTAAAGGATGTTCTGATTGTTTTAATCCTCTTACTTGGAGTGTTAAAGAAAATATATCCTTAACACCAAATCAGATTTTCGAGCTAATTAAGAATTATGATATTGATGGTGTGACAATAACTGGTGGAGATCCTTTAGAGCAAGAAGATATTTTAGAATTACTAATGTTACTCTATACTTTAAATTTAAGTAAGGGAATAATTCTTTTTACTGGATACTCTATTGATGAAATAAATAAAGATTTTCTTTTGAGAAAATCTTTAAGTTATATAGATGTTTTGATAGATGGTAGATATGAGAAGGACAAGAGAATTTCGAGTGGTTTAAGAGGCAGTGAGAATCAAAATATATTATATTTCTCAGATAAAATTCACCCAGATGAATTAATGATTGATCAAGAGATAGAGGTGGGTGTAAGTTGTGATAAAATATATGTTACAGGCTTTCCAAATATTTCGAGGAAAGTTTTGAGGGAGCTTGGAGTAATACTTAAATGACAATAAGAGAACTTTTATCTTTAGAGAGTAAGGGTAGTAATGTGGAAGAATTTTTTGCCCTCTTATATGGTCAAAACATTCATCCAGCGTTTAAGGTGTTTAATGATCTCTCTATTAACTTTATTAGTTTAGAGGGTATGAGTGTTTTTTGTTTTAGCGTTGATAGTTATGTTTATTTTAAATTATGTTTTTGTGATGCACCATTTTTAATTTACAAGTTTAATGAAGAGAATGATATTGAAAATGTTTGGTGTTTAAATTTCGAGCTTTATAAATCTGCTTTAAGAAGTTGTGTTAAAGCAGTGGATAAGAAATATATTCCAGTAAAAGATATAGATGAAAGAATATTCTAAAATAGAATATTCTTCTTTTAAGGGGGATAATATGACTAGGAAAAATAAAATGTTGTATGATGCTTTGATCGACTATGTTTCTTATTTTTATAATTGTTCAGATATGCCAGACAGTGCAAAGATCAATGCGCTGAAAATATTTGAAGCGTTATTAGACGAAAAAATTGATGTTATTGATTTTATCCCTGTAATGAGACAGATGCAATTCAGTTTAGATATGGTAGCTGCATAGGAAAAGAACTATCTTTTCCCTTATAATAATAATGAAGAGACAGATAAGACAATGAAGTACTAGATCTACTCTTCCCTAAACATTTAGTTGTGAGATTAAATAAAAAAGGATCCTTTCTAGAAAGGATCCTTTTTTATTATGCATATTTGAGTAATAACTTTATTTCTTCCATTAGGTTTTCCAATTCATCTTTTGCATATCTTTTGTGCATAGGAAAAGCTCTAACATCTTCATCGTATTCTTCTTCAGCTACGGTATACTCTGGAAGATCATTTATTAATCTTTCTACTTCTTCTAATTTATTTAATATATTTCTAATATCACTTTCGACGTCAGAAGAAAGATCATTTAAAGATGGGTCCTTGTTTAAGATTGGCACTCTATCTAATATTTCTAGACCATCAGTGTTAATCTGTGCTTCTCTTTTTAATAACATTTCGAGAGCAATAGTGTTATAACCAAGTTTCTTTAAATTTTCTTCGTTCATAATGATTTTTTGTTCCGTATATTGTAGCTTTATACCTTCTATGATATCATACATTTATGAACCTATCCCTGTGTTGTATTAGTAATATCCTAGCTGAGCAGGGATACAAATTTCGAACAATGACTTATAAGAGTTTTTCGAGTAAGGAGAGGGCAGAATCATTAGAGAAACTGTCCCTTATTGTTATTAATAATTTCAATGTATCAGAGAAAATCGTTCGTCATTGTGCTGCTAATAATATTAAAGGATATAGACTTTCGAGTGATCTTTGTCCTGTAATAAAACATCCGGACGTTATGATAGGATTAGAGGACCTTCCTAATTATTCTGATATAGAAGAATCAATTAAAGATTTATCCGCAGCAATAAAAGAAACAGGCATTAGAGTTAGTGCACATCCCTCTGAATATATTACTCTTACCTCTGATGATCCAATTAAAGTGCAGCATAGTATTATTGACTTAGAACTACACGCTGAGATTTTCGAGCGCTTAAGTTTAGAGAGATCTTATTACAATCCTTTAAATATACATATACGTAAAGAGGGAGATGCTAAGGAACTATGCGATACGTTTATTAGTAATTATAATAAGCTTTCAATTTCAGTTAAGAGTAGATTAGTATTAGAGAACAATGATACTGGCAATACCTGGACCGTTTCTAATCTTAAGAAATACTTTTTCGAGTCTTATGGTATTCCTGTTACATTTGATAATCTTCATCACAATATGTTGAATCATGGTGTTTCTCATAAGGATGCATTTTTCGAAGCATACCTTACCTGGAACTGTACTCCTATCTTTCATTACTCTGAGGGAAAAAATGGCACTAGAGCTCATAGGGATATGGGTGAAGATCTTCCTATTAATTATAATAAAGATGTACTGTTTGATGTAGAATTAAAAGGTAAAGACTACGCAATATTGGATATATTAAAAAGATACAATGATAGAAAAATTACAACAGTTGATTGATTCACTTGATGAAAGTGAATCAGAGAGTATTATTAATTTACTAGAGAGCTTGATTTTATCATGGGAAGATGATAAAATCAACTTGTATACAGAAATTAGTGATTTCCATATATATACTATATTAAAAGTATTGAGGTTGTTTCAAGATGAGCAAACAGAAGCTGCAGAAATTACAATCATCCCTTAATGAGGAAGAAGCTGGATTGTTGTTTCATCTATTATTAAAATCTCTTGAAACAGCTAATCATCAAAAAGTAGAATATAGCGATGAACCACTGCGATACATGAATACTGAAAGCTTAATGGTAAACTTGAATTTAGATCTACCAATTAACAAAAGCTTTGTTGATAAATTTAAAGAGGCCATTAAATGAATCCAGAAATTATCTCTCAAGAACAAAGCAAAAAGTTTTACACTGATGTAATTAAAAAATATTCTTTAGATGTTCGCTGCCCAAAAACAACTACAAAGTTTTTCGAGGGCATTTATTTAAAGAATAGAACTCATAGGATTAATATTACTAATCACTTTGATAACAATTATGCTACATTTACTAAATGGAGTCCTAAGGATTATAAATGTGAAACGCTATGGATTAATAAAAGTGTTTTTCGAGACTTCTGGAGACATTATATCAGCTCTGCAAAATAACTCTTTGCAATCCCAATAAGAGTCTGGTAATATAAGACATCAATAGAAAGTGTCGAAGCCAAAATGACCTACCAGAGTGTTTTAGAAAGTGTTGATAGCCATAAGGTAAATCAATATAAGGAATATTGGAATAACGTCGCTCCACAAACAGATGGAGAGATATTTCAAAGATGGTTGTTCGCATATACATCTATCCATACTACATGGGAAAGCAATGTTAGAGCATACAATCATATCAAGAATTTCGAGTCGTGGATTAGTGATAAAGACCAACTTGCTCATTTATTATTATTAGGTAGAGCAGGTTGTCATAATCAACGCACAAAGTATATATGGGATTTTTCGAGCAAGTTTTGGGCTAATCCAGAAAAGTTTAAAAAGACTAATAAGGAGAATTGGTTTAAGTTTCGCAATCGTCTCTCAAATGAATTGTGGGGCATTGGATTAGCAAAAACCAGTTTCGCATTAGAGTTATGTTATCCTGAAAAGTGTCAAGCAGTTTGTCTTGATGTTCATATGCTCCGTTTACTAGGAATGAATGAACAGGGATATAAGAAAGATAGTGCTAAAGATGTTGCTGAATATGAACAGGGAGAAAGAAAGTGGCATTATAGAGCCAGCAAAATGTCTGCTCCTAATTATATTGCAAGATGTATCTATTGGGATGTAAAACAAGGACATAACAATTCGAGGTATTGGTCATCTTGTTTAGAGAACCAACTACACTTTGATTTTTAGGATTTACCAGAGAATGATTTTGGCTTCTTGTTCTCTGGTAAAAATGAGGGAGAACAATGACGTTCTCCCTCCACTTAGAAGCTAAAGAATATTCTTGCACACTTATCTAATTAGTGATATATTATTAGAGAGGCCAATTATGAAAGTCAATTTTAACGTGACAGGTACAATGGAAATACCTGACGACGCAATCAAGCATTATGATGTTGCTGGTAAATTATATGCATTAGAGTTTAACGATATAATGTATATGCTTCAAATGTGTATTGTTGCTGAAGGTGGGGCTTGGGGACATGAGACAATCCATCAGTTCGAGGAGATGGAAAATCATAGCATAACTAATGTTCGCTATGATGATGCAGAATTTAGTGAAAGCGAATAACGCAAAACAGTTAGCTAGAAGGAGTAAACATTTAGCTAACTGGACCTTAATAACTTTTAATTTTTATCATCTGCAGCTAGATGGTTACAATATATACAAGAGAAATATCTCTAGGAACTATTGGCAATTCACTGTAGCAGATGATATAACATCTTGTACATTTATGATGTACGAGAAAGAAGCCAAAAGATGCCAAACTGGGTAATGAACGAACTCACCTGTATCTTCCAAACACAGGAAGAGTATAATGTTTTTAAAGAGAAAGTCAATCTTGAAGGATTGTTCAACTCCTTCATCCCTATGCCTGAAGTTTTAAATGGTACTTTATCCCCACATATTGCTCCAGGTGATTTTATCAATGGAGTAAATAAGCGCAAGAATACTAATTTTCTCACATTAGAGGAAGTTGCTTCTTGTGATGATGAGTGGGATTCTCATCGTGCTAAAGAGATTGCAAAAAATATTAAAGCATTCGAGGAAACTGGTTATCATGACTGGTATTCTTGGAACCTTAATAATTGGGGTGTTAAGTGGGACGCTGTAAGACCAACTGCTAAGTATGACCTTCTTACAATTACCTTTAGTTTTGACTCTCCTTGGGGTTGTCCTGAGCAATTCGTTAAGGAGTTGTCCAAACTGTATCCTAACGCTACATTTAAGATGGTTTCTGGCTCCATTGAAAACGATTGCCATTACGAGTTTACCTGTGAAGATGGTAAATTCGAGGAAACCTGTTCTTATGAATCTTTCAAACATGCAGTAGCAGATGGTAAATGGGGTGGATGGGATGAATGGGAAATGCTTTTCGAGGAGAGTGAAGTATGACACTCCAAGAACTAATCGCTAAACTTCAGGAATTAGAAAAGAAATATGAACAGTACAGCAAAGACACTGAAGTTGTAATTGCTGTACATTCTAAAAATGAATATAATCCAGAAGTAAGTTTAGATTATATTGATGAAGTAGTACATCCCGCTCTAGATACATTCTCTGGTTATATTTGCCGAATTGTCTTATGTGGCGAAATCGAGGGAGAAGACTAAACTATTTCGAGGGGAGATTTTCGAGTCTCCCCTTTCTTTATGTTAGAGATGATATAATACAGCTATGGAAAACATCAAGTGGATTCGAGCAATGAGTGACCGTTTGAGAGATGAACTTTCGAGCGAGTATGATGATGTAACAAAAGATTTAATTATTCGAGCTTTTATGCGTGGGTTATATCAAGACCCATCTATAGTAGAAGAACTAAAATCGAGCTCCTTAATTGAATCAGATTATTTCGAGGACCAAGAATGAAACTGATTTGTATGGCTGATGGATTGTTCTTATATAGGATTAACAATCATTTTATCGTTACTGACCAAGATAATAACATCTTGAAGGAAGCTAAGACTGTTGGAACTTGTGACAGATATATATTACAAGTTTTAAATTCAAGAAGAGCAGCAGAAAAGTATGCAAGCTCCCTTAAAGAACTAAAAGCACTAGGCATATTATGATCCCTTTATTTATATTTTCCTTAATTAGCTTAGAGCCAGTAAAGAACTTTGTATCCCTAAAAACTTATATATCAGAGAATGCAAAAGCTCACTGTTATGTTTATTTTATTAATGAAGATCTTCCAGACTTCCCTAGAGTTAATATAATAGAGAAAAGTAAATTTGATTTCTTCGCTTATCTTGATACAATAGGAATAGAACATACTCAAGTGGGTAGTTACTATTTCTTTCAAAGGAAGCCAAAATGACACCTAAAGAAGCAAAGATATTGGATAAAGAAATCCAATATCTTTGTGAACAACAAGATAGAGTAAAAGCTATCAGAGAATACACCGGAATCAACCCAGGCTATACATTCCTACGAGAAGTTGAAACTATTGAATCTCTTTATAAATCAGTATTAGAGAGTCGCAAATATGATAAGTCTACATACTTCTCTGCTGCAACTTCTGGATGGTATGTAGTTTATCTTAGAGACAAGAAAACATACAAGAAGGATGAAAAATTTAAAATCAAGATTTTTCACACCTTTGTCTGGACTGATAACCTTGACTAACAAAAATCCCAAGCTAAACGCTTGGGATTTTTGTTTTGCCATCCTATACCAAAGATGATATACTAACCCTATGGAAGCCAAAACAATATCCCTCACTTACCATATAACAGAACGACATGGATACATTGAAGTTCCGTTATCCCTATTGCGTAAATTAAAAATATCTAAACTCATCTCAGAATATTCTAAAACACTGCGAAGAACAGTTTTTGTAGAAGAAGATGGGGATGCAACTCTCCTTACTAAAAGACTTAAGCTTGAAGGCTATGAAGTTATTTTAAAAGAGAGTGAAAGACGCAAACAAGATTTCTTTGATTGCTTGCCAAAATTCAATGATGCTCACTGTAGAGATAAACAGTTCTCTGGATTTACAAGTGACTATGAATTCAAAATTAATCATATCGTCACCTTACCTGAGAAGTATAAAGTTAATGAGAATGTCCTTTCTGCTCCTGATGAAGATGATATAACAATAGAAGTAACATTCTCAAGGAATGGACAGAAACTAAAGGAACAAGCATTAGAGAGACTAGGAATCAAACCAAGCCTATTCTTCCAATGTGAAAGTGAGAGATACTATGAAGACTGAATACGAATTGCTTAGAGAGTATATTGAAGAGCATTGTGAAGGTGCTATTACTTATGATGGTTGTGACTCTGCCATAGTTGGTATTGCTAAACTGTTTAGAGAAGACACATTAGTTGATGTTGTTATCTATTCTTATGAAAGACTTGTAAACCATTTCAAGGAAGAATATTTATCAGACACAGAAAACCCAATGTCAGAAGATGATGCTGAAACTGACGCAATAGAATGGGTGGACTATAACGTTGCTGGTGGATATCTTGGAACTAGAACTCCACTAATCATTTCTATGGAATAATGTAAAAATATACTATGGACATCTATCTTCACTGTTATTGTTTTGGCTCTTATGCTAGCATTCTCTATAATAAATATAAGAAAATCAATAACAGTGAACTCTTAAAAAACATAGACAACTTCTATGTAATCGTTGCTAATGCTCAAGATAGACATAAAGAGTTTCTCCAGGAATTCTCTACACTATCAAATAAGATCAAAATAATACATCTTCCCAATCCTGTATTCAATGACGAATCAGATACACTCAACTTTATATTAAAAACATCCAATGACAGCCTTACAAATCGTCGTATCCTTTATTTGCATACTAAAGGTGTTACACATTCTCATCCACTTGTTAAAAAGAATGTAGATGCTTGGGTAGAGTATTTAGATTTATATAACATTCATAACTGGAAAGAATGTGTTGATGCTCTAGCTAACAATGATGTAGCTGGAGGATTATATGAATCATCAAATCCAAAACATTTCTCTGGTAACTTCTGGTGGGCTAATACAAGTTATATAAAAACACTACCAGAGATTACAGAAAAAAATTATAAACTTTTCAATAGGGGTGAGTTTTGGATTCTTAGCAAAACTCACAAAATTTATCCTGTGTCAGAAAATTCTACCGTAGACAGATATCAAAATCTTGTATTTGATCAAAAGGATTTTCCAAGCTATTTTTAATTTGAGTTAGACAATTAGGGATGGTAAATACCATCCCTAAAAAAAAATAGCAAATTTTTTTATTCTCTTGACAGTCCTGGGTATGTGTGGTAAGTGGTTAGCTCTAAAACTCTCTTTTAATTTGTATTGCAATCCTTATGCACAGATGGTAATATTCAGTATCACATTGTTTGATAAGGAAGCCAACCCGTTATGTCGAATATGCCTAAGTCGTTTCTTGAACTGGACGATGCACCAGTCAAGGTCGCACCAAACACCTCTGTTTTCACCAATGCCCAGTCCCTTCAACCCCGTGAAGGTGCTACAGCAACGCAAGATGCCAATGGCACTTGGTTCAATGCTATCGGCTTGCAATCAACATCAACCCATCGCCACGTTGCCAAAGTTTGGCAAGACAAGTGTACCCCGTTTTCAGATTTCATTGAAACCATCAAGTCTCAATCAACCAACAAAGTTGATGTAATTAAGCCGGAATCTGAAATCCGTCTTAAGGATGTTGACACCTTGGTTGATGGTACACCTCTCACTGATTCAGGCATGAATTCCTTGCGGGTTTTTGCAAATATGCCATCGTCTATCATCTCCTTCCTTAAGGAACGTGAATACAATGACGATTTGGTCAAGTACATGAATACAGAGTTGGATAGACGTGAAACCCAGTGGAATAACAAGGGCAAGGAAAAGCGCACTTTTAATGTCCGAATCCGCCACGATGGTGAGGGCAATAATGTAGTCCGTGCAATCGTATCGGAACGATACGGTGTGATTGATAATTCAGAAGCAATGGAAATGGTAGCCAATGCCCTTCCATCTTTGAACGATGCCCTTGCTTCTCACCTCTTCAATGATGGTGATGACATCTATGGTAACATCCTCCTTCCAGACTATATGAAGAGCGAACCAGACTCTGATTATGGGGTAGGCATTGCATTTAAGAATAGTGAAATACGCAATTCCACTTTCAAAATCTCACCATTCCTCTTTCGTGCCATTTGTCTTAATGGAATGATTTGGGGTAGACAAAATGCTAAAGATGAAATCAACGTCAACCAAAAGCACATGGGTAAGATTGACCTTGAAGACCTTCAATTGCAAGTTACCCAAGCAATCAAGGTTGCATTAACACAAGGCAATGATATGTTGACCTTGCTTGGATATGCAAAGCAAGTTAAGGTCACTAACCCTGTCGCTGTAATTGCCCAGTTGGCTAGGGATGAAAAGATGACCATTGAACAGGGTAAACTCTGGCACAAGGGCTACTTGGATTCCCTGCACGAACGTCATGGAGATGTTCACGAAAAGTCTGCCTTTGGTATCATCAATGGCTTGACACGCTCTGCCCAAGATTACACCGGCGCAAGCCGTGAAGAGATGGAAACCTTAGCAAGTAAGATACTTGCACCATCCATTGATTCATCTTTACAGGAGATATCAAAGCGATGGGGTCTTATTGACGCTAGAGCAAACCAATTGGAAGAAAAAACCTCTAGACAATACCAGTTTGTGGGCGCATAGCCCATAAACCTTCCAATAAGGACATTATAATTGCACTAAATGCTCTTATAGTGTCCTTATTTGTGTTTAAATACACCAATGATCAGCTATAAAATTTATTTGAACTTTCCTTGTAGGGATGGTCAGTACCATCCCTAATTAAAATTGTCAAAGTTATTTAATTGTTGCGAGGTCTATGCACAGATGGTAATATTCTAGTGAGGAAACCTATTATGAAAATCGCAGAAAGCAGTGTTCAGATTCAGTCTTCAGGCATCCAGTCTGAAGCCTATTTCACCATTAAAGAATCCAATGTTGGTCATATCTTTGGTATCTTACGCAACCAACTCTACAGCAACAAGCCATTAGCAATCATTCGTGAATACTGCACCAACGCATTTGATGCACACGTTGATGCTGGCATCCCTGAGCGTCCTATTGAGGTATCGTTCCCAACACATTTCAAGAAATCTTTGACCATTCGTGATTTTGGCAAGGGTCTTTCTGAGAATGAGGTGTTTACCGTCTTTAATTCATACGGTGAATCAACCAAGCGTGGAACCAATGACCAAGTTGGAATGCTAGGATTAGGTAGCAAATCAGCATTCTGTTATGTGAATGATTTCAAGATTGTATCTCATCACGATGGTGTTAAGTCTGTTTACCTTGCTTACATTGATGAATCCAACAAGGGTAAGATATCCTTGCTCTCAAGGGAAGCCACAGATGAAACTGGCTTGGCAATTGATATTGTAATCAAGTCTGAGGATTTGTATTCCTTCCGTGAGGTTGCTTCTCAATTCTTGTATGAATTCAACCCACAACCAATCGTCTTAAATGATGATAATGTGGTCAATAACTTAAGCAAGCAAGACCAAACATCATACATCATTCGCAATGATAGATATGCTGTTGTCAATGACTCACGTAAATCCAACACTGTCAGAATGGGTAATGTGAATTACGATTTTGACATATCAGACTTGCGATTGACTTGGGAAGAAAAGAACGACCTTAATGCTTACGTCTATGCTAAGGTTAAGATATTTGCACCTATAGGTAGTGTAGTTCCATCTGCTTCCCGTGAATCGTTGGAAATGAACAGTCAAACGATTGAATACATCAAAAGCACCTTGTTTGAAATCAAGGAAGAGATTAGGTCTCAAGTTCAATCCAAGTGCGTATTAATAGATTCTATGTATCAGTTTGCTTTGGCTCTTCGAGATTGCAGTACCTTAATGAGGTACTTTAAATTCTCCATCAACTATCGTGGTGAAGAGTATAACTACATGAAGCACACGAATTATTTCACAAAGGAGAAATTTCCTACCATCAAGGGGATTAGCAACGTCTATGATGGTAATAGAAATAATATTAAAGTAACCAATTACTTTACGCCTTGTGAAGACCAAACCATCTTTTATTTCTACAAGAATGTAAAGGACAATACTGTTCGTAGAAGGATTTTGGATTCTGGCTTGATTACGCAACAGTCTTACCTGTTGGAATTTGACAATCAGACTGATGCAATGGACATTGTGAATCACAAAGACTTTGCGGGTATTAAGTTTGTAGATGTTTCAACATTGAATTACAACCTTAACACGAGCAGGAAATCTGCTGGTAAGTATGCTGTAAGTGAGGTGTATGAATTCCTTGAGAATCGCGGTCAGGTTCATGCATCTTGGCAAGCGACATCCCTTTCATTGCAAGATACTGAAGGTGTTTACATTGAAATCAAACGCTTCCAGCCAGTGCGTAAATTCAGTCAACATCGCAACTTTGATTCAGTGTCAGACTTGCAAATGCTAATTGATAATGCCAGAAAAGTCGGTGTTGTCATCCCCAAAGTTTATGGTGTCAAGTATTGCGACATTGATAGTCTGGGCGATGGATGGGTGGAACTTGGTGACTATGTTCAACAAGCCATCTACAATTTCTCAGATAATGAAATTGAACGAATGAACTCCGCTAGGATTACTTACAAGGTTAAGGAAGAATGGCGTAATGCATTCCATTACGGAATGATTGATTGTGACCAAGATTTGACACGTATCAAAGAAATCATCAATCAGCACTACAACAGTTCTTATAGCGTCTCAAACTTGGGTATAAATCTTACGAATATGTTAGATTACGGTTTCAAGTTTGACCTTGATACAAGTATGGAATTGGATGACTTGATTGAGAAGACACTTAACAAGTACCCGATACTTAGATGCTTGTTCGATTATGATAGGTATACAGCCATTGCATCAGAAGGTATCAACAAGTATTGGCAGAATGTCAATGGATACCTTAAGAGTCAAGACTATCTGCACAGTGAGGGTTTGGGCTAGTAGGTTTCCTCAAATTATCTAATAGCTCAAAAATGGAGGCTTTCGAGCCTCCATTTTTTTTGATACATACACGTAGGGATGGTACCTACCATCCCTAAAAGAAACTAACAAATATATTTATTTTCGATTAGAGTTTGCATTTCGAGTTAAGAATATGATATTATCAGTATATCGGAAATAGGAGATTGGTGTTATGGAATTAAATGCACAGATTGTGAATCCAGATATGAACTCTGGACACATTTTTTTACTACTTGATGGGAAAGAGTATTCCATCAATGCTGGAAATTCGAGTTTCTCAAAAGCACTTGAGGCTTACAATGCCAAGGACTGGGAATCTTTCATCTATATTGTAAATCCTGAGATTCGCTTGAAGAGCCTCTACGCCTCTTATGAAGGAATCGAGGTCAAAGATGGCAACCTTTATGTCTTTGGTGACCCTATTCATTCTACCATTGCAAAGCGTGTTATCTCATTCATTGAACACGGTTTGGATTGCGTTCACTTGTTCAAGTTTATCTTGAAATTAAATATGAATCCATCTAAACGTGCTGTAGATGAATTGTATACCTTCCTTGAGCATCGTGCTTTGCCAGTGACTGACAATGGAAATTTCCTTGCTTACAAGGCTGTTCGTGCAGATTACACTGATAAGTATAGTGGTAAGTTCCTGAACACTATTGATAGTGTACTTGAAATGCCACGTAACAAAGTAGATGATAACAAAGAGAATGGATGTTCATACGGTTTCCACGCAGGTAGTGTGGACTATGCCAAGAACTTTATGGATAGAGATGGGCATTTGATGCTTGTTGAAATCAATCCTGCCGATGTTGTTTCCATCCCAACAGATTGCCAATTCCAGAAATTGCGTACTTGCAAATACAAGGTAGTTGGTGAGTATGAGATTGACCTCAATGACCCTATGTATGCATCACGCTTCCAAACTGACCAAGATGATGATGTAGATGTTTGGAACGATGAGGAAGAGGATGACCTCTGCTCTGGTTGCAACATGGAATATAATTCGTGGTGTTGTGATTGCGAACAGTGTGGTGGCTGTTGTAACTGTGACGGTGAGCCTGATGCACCTAAGACTGAAATCCAACTCCAATTAAATCTTGACAACAAGATACAAGAGGATGATTGGAAAGTAAAGCGATTTGAATATATCAAGATGCTCAATTTCTTGTATTCCAATCGTAGACCTGCTGTAGCCAATGCTATGCGTAATTTCTATAGCAATGTTAGTCATCATCATCTCATCAACCCTGAATTCAATGTCCTGTTGAATTTCACATCTGATGAGGATGCACACAAGATTTATCTTGAATACACATCATAGTATTCAGCTACTGTCAAGAGTATCCCCGGAGAAATCTGGGGATATTTTTTTTGCTACTCTTCTATTAGGGATGGTAGATACCATCCCTAATAATATCTGTCATATTTTAATTTTATGATATAATACTAATATGGAAACTTGGGAATGGTATTGCAAAGTGGATTCTGGATACACGCTTAATGGCACAATCAATTTCCACTGTGATGAGAATCAATACTTAGAGATTCCTGATAGTCTTTGGGATTGTATGTTTATAATCAAGCTGCCAGATTATAAGAGTGAAAAGTATTCGTCTATCACTTTAGAATTAGTAGACAATCCAATAAGAAAACACTTATTACACTCAGACATATTAAAAGTAAAAGATATGTATATATGTTTTGTTTATGGCGAATATGTTGAAACTATGTATGGATTATTCCCTTTCTCTGAAACAGAAAATCCATTTAAACAGGACTAACTTGCTCTAAATTAGAACATCCTAATATAAGGAGAATCTAATGGCTTTCGTTTATCAAGCAGGCGTTTTTACTAGTTATGCAATCAATCTTGGGTTAGCTGATAAACTATTTCAAGATCAACTTATTGCATCACAATCTGGTACTGCAGCATCATATACTCAACTATCGCGTACTTTAGTATCAAACACTATTAGCCTACCAGGAAATACCAATGCTAACTATGATGCTACTCTTGTTTTAACACAAGATTTAAGATCTACTGAAGACAATCTACCAGCTACATTGAGATTGTTTTACGAACCAACTTTAAGATCCACTGACACATATTTTCAGGGTGTAGTGGGATCATCATTTAGAAACTATTTTGACAGTAAAACAACAGACAAAACAATAGATTACACTGTTACATCTCCTACTTCTTCTGCTACAGGATTTTCAAGTTTTAGAGATCTTTACAGAAGAGTTTACAGCTCTGAACTTATTTATAAATTATATAACTATAATTCATCAGGAGTTTTAGCGTCAACAGCTGGAACATTTGGTTTTGCTGGTTCTTTACTGGAGCTTAGAAAATATTTCTCTACTGGAACTGGTGGAACTATAACGTTAAGTTTAACAAGAACATCTGATGGTGGATCTGATTCAGTATCATTGTATTTTGGTCCTTATTCAGGAACAGGTGCATCTTATTCTAATATAGTTACTGATCCAGGTAGTGGAACATTATATTCATCTATTGATAGTGTATCAGTTTCAGGCCTATCATCTGGAGCTGGAAGAACATTTGAAATATGGATTAGATAAAAATTTTTGAGATATTCTTTTAGGGATGATATCTATCATCCCTATTTTTTTTGTCAATAATATTAATAGTTCTTGTATGACTTGATTGTGATGGTATAATATTAGCGTATCCTCCGGTGATGGAACGGTAGACATGATTGACTTAAAATCAATTTCCGCAAGGAGTACGAGTTCGAATCTCGTCTGGAGGATTTGGTTTGGTTCCATAGCTTAACGGTAAAGCAGAATCCTTTTAAGATTTTGAGTGCAGATTCGACTTCTGCTGGAGCCATATAACAAGGTTCTTGTTTTCATTACGCAGTATATAACTGTATGGAAACAAGAACCTGTAGAAAATGTAAAAATAAAATCCCATTCAAAAAATTGATTGATGGGAAAATTCGCAATTTATCAAATAGAAAATTTTGTCTTGATTGTAGTCCTTTTGGAAGTAAAAACACTAAGCCAGATATTGATAAACAGACTGTAAAACCATCTGGAACACCTTACTCTGATTGGGATGAATCTTATAAACAAGCTCATCGAGATAAGATGGCAAAAAAAAGAATTGAACGTAAGAATGAATTGGTTAAACTTTCTGGTGGAAGTTGTTCTATTTGTGGTTATGATAAATGCAGGAATGCTTTGTCTTTTCATCATTTAAAACCAGAAGAAAAATCTTTTGGGCTATCAGCAGAAAATTTGCACAATCGGCCTTGGGATGATATATTAGATGAGTGGAAGAAATGTGTTTTAGTATGCTTGAATTGTCATATGGAAATTCACTCTTCTGAATAATTTCACTTGGTATGTTATTGCCTCCTTTCAAGCCAAGTGAAATCAATCCCCCTCTGTGACCAAATTTAGAGGGGGATTTCCTATTGCAGTACATACAACAGATGATATAATACAAGTATGGAAAACACTATTATTGCTCCCACATACGAAGTCAATGTTAAGTTTAGTTGGAAATACCCCGGCAAGCCAATTATAAATGTTGAAAAGCAAGGTTATGTTCAAACAACGCAAACTGAAGACAAGTTGATTGCTGAAGAGTTTATCAATACATTCCTTGGTAACTATGAGATTGGCATTTGCGAAGTCACCAATATGAGTATACTTTCTATCAAGAAAATATCTACATTTGATGAATGGGTGGAGAGATACAAACCAATTAAGAACGAGTTTGAAGAATATGGTTCTTTTGATGGATGCACTTTTGATTACACTGAAGATGACCAATGGGAATTTGTAAAGAAGCAAAATCCAGAAAATGTTTGGACAATGGTATGGGCTGAAGATACTCATGCTATCATTCCCGGTTTTCACTGGGTAAATAGAGATAGTTATTTTGTTACAGAATTACCTGTCCTAAAAGAAGACTTGTCAACAGAGTTTATTGTGATATAATATCTTCACAAGGTCGCTCATAACCTTGTGTTTAATCCCTCTTCTCGCTCATAGGAAGGGGGATTTTTTTGCATTTTAAATATAGGGATGATATCTATCATCCCTAAAACTATCTTTCAATAAAAAGATTTCTTAACATTTTTCTAACGTGACTTGCAATCTTACACGCAGTTGGTATAATATTACTAATTGAATTGCTCTTGTAGTTCAATCCTCTAGATTACAGTCTGTCTCTATCAGTAACTCCTCCAAGGTCTAGAGAGAGAAAAAGCTTATGATAAAAACAAAAAATCATAAGCTTTTTTCTTGCTTATTCCTATCTAATAATATACACTGTGATATGAAACACGTATTGTATGAGGTTACAGATAATTGGGATATTATCATCAAGTTAACTTTTGAAAACTACACTTATCTTAATGCTTTCATTGAGCAACATACTGCTGACAAAAAGTATGAGCCAAAGTTTCTTGTTCTTGAAGTTAATGATGAGGGTGATATTGATTTCCTTAGAATATATAATGGAGTCAAAGAAACTTCCAAAAAATATGTTGTTGACTTTGTAGATTAGTGATATACTTTGTATGTTCAAGATGACTACAGCATCAAGAATAAAATCCAGAATGTGGTGATTCTGGAGCATTGTGTGAAGAATGCTATATCTCCTTACCGTGTTCGTTCTGTCAGCATTCTTCACACTTTTGGGTGGGTAGCTTAATATTAAAGCAGAGGACATAAACCTTTGAAATGGGTGTAATTCCCATCCCACTCTTTAAGGGCGATTAGCTTAATGGTTAAAGCAGGGGACTCATAATCCCTTGAGTGGGGGTTCAAGTCCCTCATCGCCCATTGTTCCTGGTTGGTTGGTGTTTTGCATGTCCTACTCCTCCCCTCATTGAAATATATGAGGGGATTTTTTTGACATCACTATACCATTGTGATATATTATTATTGAGGAAAAGAAATGCCAAACGATACATTACAATATTTATCAGATAAAACTGAACACGATTTGTTGGTGATTCTTGAGGGCTTTAAAATGCTCTTGGCTGACGCAGATTTGTTTGATATGCTTGCTGAAAAATTAGATTTGTCTGACGATGTTCTTGTAGAAATCCGTGAAGATGTTAGCAAGTTTATGGCAGACGTGGTATAATTTATTTATAAGGATAAGTAGCCAAGTGGTTTACGGCGATTGTCTTGAAAACAATTGAGGTCTAAAGCCTCCGGAGGTTCGAATCCTCTCTTATCCTCTCCTTTTTTAAACACTATGACACAAATACAAGCAAATAAAATAAAAAGTAAAGTAGAAGCGTTCAATGAATTGTATGCTCCAATTACTTTGCGCTTCCAGATGTTTAGTACAAGTGAAACTAATTGGGCTGTTTCTATAACTTACAATTACACACCAGAAGAATGGATGACATTTGTAAGTTTGGATTCTAACTACAATCATGTTAACGATAGACTTTCTGGATTTCAATTTGGTCTTGAAGCAGTAGAAGCATTTCAAGAAGAAAATGGTAACTTAAAGTTTTCTCACTCTGACGTGCCTTTGGGGTAGGATAAAACCTATACAGAGTGAGTTTCAACCCTGAACAGTTTAGTAGTGTTTTCTGTTCAGGGTTTTTTATTTGTTTTATTCCATTAGGGATTTACTTGTAAATCCCTACAAAAAATATTCAAAAAAAATGTCAAATATTTCTAAATCTTTGAAATAGACTTGATATCTAATATGATATATGCTATATTAGTAATGAAGGTTCATAGTGAACTTTCAAAGACAACTTTCAGAGAAAGAAGCCAAATGTCTAAGTATTACTGTTTCGCCGATGCAAAGAAGTCCATTGCAAGCAAGGGACTCACCTCACGTCTTGAGTACGTCAAGTACCTCCGCCAGAACAACATCACTCACCTTCCTGTAACTCCAGATACCACATACTGGGGACGTGGTTGGAAGGGTTATGCAGACTTTCTCAACTGCCCTGTAGAAGTGTACAAGGCAAAGATTGCTGAGAATCGTCGTAAGAAGAACATTCTCACGCAAGATGTCAACTTTGCTCCAGTTGTTCCTGTTGTTCCAGTCGCCCAACCAGTAGAGTCTTCATTGAATGCAGACAAGGTTATTGCCTTCCTCATTGAAGAGAAGATTGACCCTCATTGTATCATTAGGATGATTGCAAAACTCAACATCACTGATGCCACTTGCTTTGTTGATGTGTGCCGATACTTGGAATCAAGCAAGTATGATAGAGCATTGAAGCCATCGGCTTACAATACACTGAAACCAGAATTCAGGAATCTGTAAGCAAGAGGTGGAGAAATCCACCTCTCTAATTCTTGAAAAAAGGTGGAGAAATCCACCTTTTTTTTTGCCAATTATCTTTGAGCTCTGAAAGTAGGGTAAAAACATTTTTACCCTATTGACAAGACAGCAGAAAGTCTATAAAATACTTTGGCGCGTAAATTATGTGCTAAATTATCTTTAGGATAACAATATGAAAAAGATCCCTATTTCAAATTTCCGCAAGAAGTTTGATGACAAGAGTTTCCAGGTAGTAAAGAGTACTATCAACAAAGGATATGAGCAATCTCCGCGTAATAACTGTATGGTTAATATTGCAAAGATTTCAGAAGAGATTCAGGATGCAGAAGTAAAGAAAAAGTTTAGGTCTTGGGCCTGTGGATATGATTTTGCAGTATTAGATGTTTAGAGCTGCAGGAAAATCATATTGATAAATTGAAAGATTTATTGTTTGGCATTCATGGATTTTATAAGATATCATTTGTTGAATAAAGCAAAAAGGATTACTTATACTAAACCGGGCATTGATGAACTTATTTTTATATCATTTGTCAAGAAGCAAGCAAATTCAGAATCCCCTTCTTTTAAGAGGGGGATTTTTTCTTTTAATTCTTGCGAACTATAACGGTTATGATATACTAGCCTTATGGGAAACTTGAATAAAAGCAACACTATTGCTTATGACTTGAAGAACGAAGTCTCTTCCTGTCTTGGAACATCATTCTTTGGTAACTTTTACATATTCAATGGTAAGAAGTATCCTGTCAAATTGATTTCTGTTGGAGTGAATTCCGACACTATCAATCAGATGTCTGTCATTGATTTGAAGTTCCATATCATTGGTAAGCAAACAGCAAACGGATTCGAGTATGTAATCCTTGACCCTTATCAATGTAGCAATGTGGCTATAAATGCCAACGCTCAACACAAGGGATTAGTGATTGAGAACTTTACTGCTAACTACAATACTTTGTCATCTCAAGTTAAGTTTAATAACTCTAACTTGAAGATTGCATTAGACACCAAGATACTGTTCTGGGAGAAGAGTAGTAAACGAAAATCTCTTGAGACTTTTGTAAATTCTTGGACTCAATGGCGTGTTGATTCTAATAAAGAGAGCATTTCCAACTTGAGAGCAATCATATAGTGGGAAACAGTTTCAATATAAGAAAATCTTTTGCTAGATTAATCTATTATATTGAACAACTTGAAAATGGTAAAGATAAGTCTGCCATCCTTAAAGAGTTAGATTTTTCTAATGATGAATGGCAGACTCTCACCAAATCCTTACTACTATTTTCAAATTCAAAAAATAATGATTGGCATATTTCATCCTTGATTGAAATGAAACTGCCAATAGAGATAGCTGAGATTATTTCTGATAAATCAGAAAATAAATTTACATTCTAATCTTAGGGATGATATTTATCATCCCTAAGATTATCTTTCAAATATTTTTAACTTGTGAAACTCTTTGCAAAACGATATACTATTACTGTTATGATTATATCTTTCGAAGCATCTGCAAATGTTGATACAACACTATTTGGTTATTTCTCTATGGAATATGACCCTGAGCTATTTAGTGATATTAAGGAGAATCTTACTGAAATATCCAAAAATGAGCCACTATCTTTTAAACTTGACACCAATGATGTGAAATTGCTACAAGGTGCATTTCATAATATCCGTAGAATTATCTGCATTCCAGATATTGAGCAGAACAAATTCACTGATGTACTAAAGCGAGAGTTTGATACTAGTACATTTAAGAAATTCAAACAATGTAAGTTGCATATTGACAAAGATTACTTTTACTTTACTGGCAATTATGAAACAGGCAATAATCCAATCGAATTTCAATCGTTGAACTTTGACACTAGGTTTATTGAATCTTTAGAATATAAATACAAAAAGCATCAAGAAAGCGTGGTAAACTAAACTATGGATTCAACAACTTGGATTTTCTTTTCCAAAACAGGGACAGGATATGAACTTAAAGGTTCTGATGTAGTGTCTGGATTTGATGCATTTATCAATTCAGATAAAACATATATGATTGAATATGCTTACTCTGATATTAAAGAATCTATGCATTTCTTTATCTACGAGTGGGATAACTCTCAGAAGAAGCGCAGAACAATCTTTGAAGGTTTGCAGAGAGAAATTGTTTTGCTCTCATTTGTAAAGAATGTAAACGTCACACACAATATGCGACAAGAAGTATTTAAACAATATTACAATACTGATGAAGAATTGGAGTTAGAAAAAAATGCAAACTCGTGAGCAGAAATTACTTTATTTAAAGAAGACCATTGAAACATTGTGGCATGGTGTTTCTGATACTAAAGAAGGCGACTATCCACGTATAATCTCACTTTATAAAGAAGTGTTAATGTATGATTACCACGATGCTGATTCTTGGGAAAATATGATTTGGCTTATGTGGAGTATGGCAGTTAATAAGAAAGATACAGTTTGGTTATTCCAAGCAGAGAAATTTGCCAAGCGATATCTTTCACTAAACCCAAATGGTTATCGTGCTTATGAATACGTAGGTCAATTCTATCGTATTATGTATATTGATGAAAAATTGGCAATAAGATATTATGAATCTGCAATTAGATGGAAAGATGCTCCAGAAAGCACTCATCATTCTCTTATTAGTTTGTGCAGTAAACTTAATGATAAACGTATGGCGATAGGATACTGCAAAATGACGTTAGCAAAGTTTCCAAATGATGTTTGGACAAAATCGAAACTTAAGACATTATAATATGGATGATTTGCCTGAGCTTATTTTAAATGCTTTGCCTTTTGATAATCATTTATTGAAAATCAAAATATGCGAGCAGATAGGTTTCAGGCTTATCTTTCCCAACGAGTCACAATGTGTAGTTTGGACTGATGGGAATAAATATCATGCACAAGTGGAATATTTTGGCATCATAAAGATAGTTAGATTAGAACAAGCTGATGGCGATTATCTATATCAAAAATTTATGGATCATTGCAATCAAGAATTTATTATAGAATACGTTTAGGGATGGTACATACCATCCCTAAAAAAATATATCAAATTTATTTATTTCCTTGCACACTATATAACATCTGATATAATATTTTCGTAAGGAGATAGTTATGGAACTTTCGATTCGTGGTATTGTAACATCCAATTTTCTACTTGAAATTGATGAAGACGTTTTTAATGAGGCTTGTGAGTTTCTTGAATTTGAACCATCACAGTTCAAGAAGTTTACGCCTGAACAATGGCAGGAACTTCGTAGTGTCTTGATTGACAAGACATATGACTTGGAATGCAATATCGATTATCAAGAAATTCACGATGACCACTCTGTTTCAGTTGATGAAGTTCATATTAGTGATAGTGATAATATGACAGTTGTACTGTATGATAAAGATGGCAAAACCCATTCAATCGATATAGAGTAAGAAAGGATGGAGGGATGAAAATCCCTCCAAGCTCCAATATGTTATTAAGTGATTACCCTATCGTTATTTGGACAATTGTAAAGAAGAATAACAACTACATCCTTCTTGACTCTTGTGGTATAGAAGTATTCCGTAGAAAAGAAAATCGTAAAAAAGAAATATACCAATATTGTGAAGATAATGGCATTGATGTTCAAGAAGAGTTTTAACTACAATCCCAAGAATATTCTTGGGATTTATCTTTTAGGGATGGTAAATACCATCCCTAAAATAATGTGTCAAATAAATATTTTTTCTTGTTATTTCTATATAACTACGATAATATACAAGTATGGATAAGCACATTACAATCTGCCGTCATCTTGACGTATGCGGAACAACCACTTATTATGTAATTGAGAAGAGCAAGAATTCTTCCAGCATTCTTTGGACTGGAAACAACAAACAAGCGGCTTATCAAGTTGCTTATCGTAACTCACGTAAACTTTCCCTTCCACTGTATGACACGGTTTATCGTCCAGAAATCGACAAGAATGGTGTCAAGCATATCATTCCTGTTGGCAATGAACTATTAGAAGCAACTAATTAAAACAAGCCCGAAAGGGCTTGTTTTATATAATGTATGATATAATTAGGTATCGAACAATGAAGTGGATTTATCTAATGTTAACAATCGCTATTTTGCCCCTTGCTATCATCGCTTGTGTATTCTTTACAATTGCTTCTGCAATTGGTAAGTATGTAAACGATAATCACAAATAAAGCTGTATTAAAAAAGTCCTAAGAATATTCTTGGGACTTTTATTTTAGGGATGGTAAAGACCATCCCTATTTTATTTTCTCAACTTTTTCTTTTCTGGCTTTACACAATTTAATGCCACAGCTTGTCCGCCTACTTTGATTTCATTAGGTAGTGGATTTTCTTTAATCATTACTGTCATTTTGCAGTCTTTACATTCAAGGGCATAGCAATCATTCCCCAAGACAAGCCAGTTTTTAACATCATGCCCACGAGAGAGAACAGTATTTTTTGTCTCTTCCATCAAACCGAGTATGCTCAATATTCCCATAGCGTTAGTATATCAGAAAAATAATACTTGCACACATATGTTATATTTGGTATATTAGTCATATGAGAACAGTACTTTGGAACAACACAGAGCGATGGTTCAATCATCATCATTATGAACTATTGATAGAGGATGTCACTGGTTTTGACCTGAAGAAAAGCCTGTGTGAAGAATCTGTCAAGTATATGGCTAAAAGATTATCAGAGACTAAATATCAAAGGCGTTTTAAGACATTGTATACCATTTATGAAAATGAATACAATGCACTGGTAGAAAAATTCAACAATCAAGCAGAGAACAATGGAAAGATAGAGGTTGAGAGATGAAAAAATTCAAGAAGTTCATTGAGGAGTTGGTTATAGCATCAGGTACAGAAATGATGCGAGCTAGTCAGATGCGTCCAAGTACTTTTAAGGATAAGTCAAAGTACACAAGAAAAACCAAGCACAAGAATCGTCAGGATAAAAACTCTGACGATTCTTTTATTTGAATTTTGATCATAGGGATGGTACTTACCATCCCTAAAAAAATATATCAAATATATTTATTTACTTGACACATCATACAATATTTGATATATTACTATCAGAAGGAGTAGTAATGAGAACTGCAAGAAATTCGGATAGGCTTCGTGAGATTTTAGTCTCGACTCGTCAACAGATTGTATCTCTTAAGGATATACAAATGGACATTTTGCGTCATGATAGCAAGGTAGCAAATCAAGTCGCAACCCAAATATCTGCACTGGAAGAAGTTTACAAGCATCAACTATCATTGGTTAAGATGACAGAAGATATTGAACCAAAACGAGATGGATGGTTCTCTGGTCACTTCAAAACCAAAGAAGATAGACTAGCCAACATTATGGATTAAAACTAAGCCCCTGAAATATGGGGCTTTTTTGTTGAGGAAAATTATGATTAAGAAAATATTGGCAAAATGTTGTTTTTGTTCTGTAAGCTTAGATGTTTACGAAGTCACTAATTGGCACTCTGATAACAATAAAACAAACTACTTTTGTTGCAAAGATTGTTATATTAAAAAAATAAATGACCGAAAAACTTGACATACTATATACAATTTGGTATATTTAATGTGGAGATAGTTATGAAAAACAAGTATGGTAAACAGTGTTGTTATTGTGGTTGTTATGTAAGCGCAGGTGAAGGCAGGTGTTGGAGATGGGAAGAAACCAACAGATGGTATGTAGCCTGTGAAGATTGTTTCCAAGAGAAAAAAGAAGAGCGCAAGAATCAAGGATAAAAGTAAAAGGGGACATCAGCTCCCCTTTTTTTGCGTCTTATGATTAGGGATGGTAAGTACCATCCCTAAAAAAATATATCAAATATTTTTATTTTATTGACAGGTATATCTATTATGATATAATGCAATCAGAGGTTCACAAATGACGCTTTATAGAGTAGTAATTGGTGCAGATTGGCGTAATACTAAAACGCTTGCTAATTGCACAACATTAACACAAGCAAAAGAAAACGCAAAGAAATACGCTCTTGAAGGCTGGTACTTTGCTATTTATAAAGCCACTGATGAAAATCCATTGGGTGACTTAGTTGGACGTTGGACATATTCAGGTGGAAGAGTAAAGAAATTTTATATGCCCGGTGAAAGAAGCGAGAAGAAAAAAAATATGTGGGCATAGTAGTTTGGTGATAAAATATAATCAAGGAGATATAAATGGCAACTAGAAGTAGAATCGGTGTTATGATGGATGACAGTACAATCAAGCATTCCTACTGTCACTTTGACGGATATCCTCACGGTGTAGGGCATACACTCTTAAAGCATTATTCTGACATTGAAAAAGTCAAAGAGCTGTTAAGTTTTGGCGATATGTCATTTCTTGCACCAAAAGTAACTCCTGATGGCATTCATAGTTTTAATAATCCAGAACAGGACGTAACTGTTTTTTATGGCAGAGACCGTGCAGAAACTGGTGTAGATTCAGTAACTACCTCAATGGATGAATATCTTTCAGTCAAGTACTCTTCTTGTATTGATTATCAGTATGTTTTCTCTGGTGGTCATTGGTGGGTATATGATAATAATGATAAGTTTGGTTGGATACTTGTTAAGAGATATCTTACTGATGAATATACCTTGACAGAAGAAGAATTAGCCTGTAATATATAGATGTAAGGAGGCATCCTTGCTCCAGTAAAAGACCAGAACGGCTAGAATCTATTGCGAGATTCAAACAAGGGTAGCAACCTTGGAGTGGTTAAGTCCACAATCTTTTACTGAAACCTTGGAGATGATTGACGCAAACAATCTATCCAAGTATAATGATTTATTGTTAGTTGCTATGCTCTCTTTGAGACACGGGCATCAACGGAGGCAGAGACCATCGAAAGAACTGCCCTTGTGTTCCGTACTGGATGAAATCCAGCCAACCACAAATAATTAAAAAACTTCTAAGAATTTTCTTGGGGGTTTTTTCTTTAGGCATGGTATAAACCATGCCTACAAACTTTAATCTATATA